AGACTGTAGAGAAAGCAACTGGTACTGCTCAGTTCGTAATCGAGCCGGGTGGCACTATGAACGGCTACCGCGCAATTGTTTCCAACCAGGCTACTGCCGGTAACCTGTACTTTGGCAACTTCTCTGACTGCCTTATCGGTCTTTTCGGTGGACTTGATATAATAGTTGACCCATATACAGCTTCCACTACCGGAACTGTAAGGGTTGTAGCCCTCCAATCTATGGATGTGGCAGTTCGGCATGCAGTTTCATTTGTTTTCGCAAATGACGGTGCATAACCACTAGTAAAACAGATAAGCGGGGGTTCGCCCCCGCTTTATCTATAAGGGGATACGATGAAATATATAGTTAAGAAAGGATGCGTTATAGATAGAAAAGGTACGCAGCCAGGTGACATTGTAGAACTGAGCGATAACGATGCGGCTTTGCTTATGGCTATAAACAGAATTGAGCCATATGATGAGCCGAAAGAATTACAAGATCGTTCTGTGGGTTTGGGCGAAGATAAACCAAAACGCAGAACCAGAAAGAAAAAGGCTGGTGTCTAATGCCTGTTGAAACCGCTGCAGATAGAGCCGCTTTGTTGGCTGATTTTGGCGAGGACGTTAAGTTCAATCCGGCCAGCGGATCGCGTAAAACCGTCACGGGCGTTTTTGATAACATCTACGAGGAAGTAGAAGCTGGAGGAACAGTCGGAGTCTCCATGCAGCAGCCACGGCTCTTTGTCAGGACTGCTGACATAACTGGAGCAACTGAAGGTGACGCGATCACTATAAATGATGTTGATTACACGATAAGGGTAGTCATGTCTGATGGTCTAGGTATGACCGAGTTGCAACTGGAGCAAGATTAATGGCGCATCTCCGAAAACAGATCAGGGATGACATCATTACAACGATTACTGGCCTAACTACAACCGGCAGTAACGTATTTAATCATCGCGTTTACACTCTCGGCGATAGTAAACTTCCTGCGTTATGTGTATATACAAAAAACGATGAATTTGTATACGAAACCGTTAACAGGCCAAGATCGATATCAGGGAACCTGACCGTCACGATAGAAGCTTATGTGCAGGCTACTGATGGTTATGACAATACAATAGACCAGATATGCCTAGAGGTCACTGAAGCGCTAGCTACAGATGTTACCAGGTCCGGTCTTGCCAAAGATACTAGGATAATAGGCATGGAAAGTGATCTTAGCGATGATGGTGAGCAACCATTATGTGTTGCTATAATTAACGTGGATGTGATGTACATGTTCTTAGAGAATGATCTAGAGAATACAATTTAGGTACAGTTATGGCGAAACGTATAAAGATTTATAAGGGCAGCAATGTCCAAGAGATTTGGGAAGAAGACTTCCCGAACATGGAAGGTAAGGGTTGGTCAAAAGAGCCGCCCAAACCGAAAACAAAGAAAGTTGTTGATAAAGTAGAGGTTGAAGATGGCAACATTTAGCGGCTCTGGTGGCACAGTTTTGGTAGGTTCTGATGCTATCGGCGAAATAAAAACCTACACAGTAGATGAGACTATGGATACTCTGGAAGACACCTCTATGGGTGACACCTCCAGAACTTATAAAGCATCCTTAAAGAACTTTTCTGGATCATGTGATGTCATGTTTGATGACACTGACACCGCACAACAAGCAATGACTGTTGGTAGCGAAGTGACCATGTCTTTCCAGATGGAAGGTAACACTACTGGTGATCACAAACTGTCTGGGACTGTTCTTATTACTGGACGCTCTATAACTGCTAGCTTTGATGGGTTGGTTGAGGCATCTCTCAGCTTCCAGGGAACTGGCGCACTAACTGAAGGAACTGTTGCATAATGAAGTTAATAGATACTGCGGTATCTCACTTCAGCAGCAAAGCTATTCGCAAGTTAGAAATACCAGAGTGGGAAGTAACGCTATACGCGAAAAACCTTACCCTGGATGACAAAGCGAAATGGTTGAGAAGAGCGGGGGACGATACCACTGACTTTATGGTCTATTCGATCATATTTGGTCTACAGGACGAGAATGGTGAAGCGGTTTTCACAATCGAGGATAAGCACAAATTAAGGAACAGTGTTGATCCGACAATAGTAAATATGTTGGCTGAGTTTGTATTACAGTTAGGATTTACTAATGAGGAACGTGAAAAAAACTTATAAATGATCAAGGTGAACCAACGCTAGTTTACTGGATGTATGAATTAGCGAGTTCTCTTGGTCAGCCACTCTCGACAATATTAGAAATGACGGAAGAAGAATTCCATCATTGGTTTGTTTATTACAACCTAAAAAACAAAAGACTAGAGCAAAATGGCGCGAGCAAGAGAGAACATACTCTTCCACATGGAGGCAAAAGGCAATAAAGATGTTGCCGCCGCCTTCAATGAAGTAACACGCGCTGCCGAGCATCAAGGCAGAGTATTAAGAAACTCAAACGGCAACTATAAAGAAGCCGCTAAAGGCATGCGTATGATGCGTGGGGGCGCAGCGCAACTAGGTTACCAAATCCAAGACATTGCTGTTCAGTTACAAATGGGGCAAAACGCCTTTCTTGTACTGGGTCAGCAGGGTTCTCAAATAGCATCTATCTTTGGCCCTGGTGGTGCGGCACTTGGTGCTTTGATCGCTGTTGGTGGCGCATTAGTGCAGACAGCATTAAGAGCCGAAAAGGCTGCCGACGCTACAGGGGAGCTAGCAAATAGAATACGCGATCTTGACAAGGCTTTTAAGGATTTAACCAAATCCCAACAAGAGCAACTCAGACTAGATTACCTGTTAAAGGCTAAAGAGCTAACCGAGCAAATACATAAAAACAATGAAGAATTAAAAGAGCAGACTAGGTTAGAACAGCTTTATCAACAGCAAAAAGCTAGATTTGACGCTGAAGAAGACGCTGCTAAACAGTCATCTATCGCGCAAGCCATGGCGGCAACTGCTAAAGCTTTAGACGATCTCAATAAGGTTACTGGCGATAATGTTGCAGAAATGCAAACGGCAAGGGACGAGTTAATTGGCTTAACGCAAGAATATAATAATTACACTGCCGGTATAGAAAGTGCTAATGAGGCCAAACAAAATGAGTTCGGCACTTTCCTTGATAACTTTAAAGCTGAAATGGAAATAATAGAGCAGCGCAAAAAGGCTTATGAGTCAGCCGAAGAAGCTATCATGCGAACAAGAGTAGAAAATGCTGAAAGAATTGCAAAATACGAGGATGAACTCTACCAGAGAAAGCTAGAAAAAGAGCAAGAGCGCAAAGAAGCTGAGAAAAACACAATGTTTGATAACCTATTAATGGAAATCGACATTATTAACGCTAGGGCTGATGCAGAAAAAGAAGCAAACGAAAAAATGGCTGAATCTCATAAAGCGTACAAGGATGCAGTCTTAACCAATAGCCGTGAGATGTTTGGCGGCGTTGGGAGTATGTTAAAAGAAGGTTCGCGCGCACAGCAGGCTGCTTTTGCCGTACAAAAGGGAATTGCTATAGCAGAGGCTATAATGAATCTGCATCAGGCTGTATCGCAAGCTAATGCCGAAAAGGCTCCATTCCCTGTCAAGTTGGCCATGATTGCTAAAGCTGTAGCAACTGGTACTGCCGCAATTGCAGGGGTAAAGAGCGCTTCATTTGAAGGTGGCGGTTATACGGGTATGGGTTCCAGAACCGGTGGTGTAGACGGTAGAGGTGGCTTTCCCGCGATTCTTCACCCTAATGAGACTGTTATAGATCACACAAAAGGCGGTGGCGGTGTTAACGTCAATTTCACCATCAATGCCGTAGACACAAAAGGCTTTGACGAGTTGCTAGCAACTAGGCGAGGACAGATAATGTCCATGGTTAATGACGCGGTTAATAATCGCGGTAGGGCTTCACTAGGATGAGCGGTACATATCCAACAACACCAGTATTCAGCGCTGTAAATTTACAGAGTGAATATTTCAATCTAGCGTCACAAACTATCTCTGGCAGGATGCAAGTTCGCAATATCGGCGGGCAGAGATTTAGCTTCAGTGCTAGCTATCCTCCAATGACCAGGGCAGAGTTTCAGCCTGTTATGGCCTTCATTATGAAACAGCGTGGAATGGCCGAGACTTTCACTATCGTTTTACCGGAGGTTTCTAGCGTTTCTGGAAGCGCTACAGGAACGATGGCGGCTAATGCGGCAGGCGCGGTGGGTGACACCGATATCGCCGTAGACGGCATTACAGGCGATCTGAAGGCGGGTGATGTGTTTAAGTTTGCCGGTCACGATAAAGTCTACATGGCTACAGCGGATAGATCGGGTGCAGGCAGTCTGTACTTTGAGCCTGCCCTTATTGCCACAGTATCGGACAACGAAGTTATCACATATGACGATGTGCCTTTTACGGTACGCCTATCCAGGGATGTGCAGGAATTCTCAGTATCGACAGATTTATCATATAGGTATGAAGTTGATTTCGTTGAGGCCATATGAGCAGAACACTAGACTCCGCTACACAGACCGCTCTAGCTAGCGACAACTTTAATGTAGCAACATTAGTTCAGTTAGATTTCACCACGGTAATCAGGCTCACAGATTGGAGCCGTGATGTAACCGCCTTCTCTTCTACGTTTACATCAAGTCCTGACATGACAAGCACTCCAGGTGTCACTGAGAATGCTGAACT